GCCATTTTTAATATGCTTTAGTTTCTTCCCAAACGTTAATGCCGGGTATTGTTTTAGTGTGTTTAAGTGCTGCACGGATTTTTCTATCATCCGGTGTAAATAAGTCTGGCCTAGAGTGCAGCAATACGGCCGCATCTAATACCTCAAACTTAGTTGTAGTTTTAACTTTAACGCCTGTAACTGCATCATGCTTTTCAGCTACTTGGTTGCGCAGTTCAGCAATTTTATCTAGTGCTGTTTGCTCAATTGGCTGCATAACGTCACCGCTATCAGCAGCCTTTTGTGCCTGCTCAATCATAATTGCATTTTCGGCCGCCATTGCTTCACGCTGTGCTGCTACTTTTTTATCACGCTCAATGCGTTGGTATGCGCCTAACATTTTAGCTATACGCGCTTCTTCAGTAACAACATCTGCCAAAAACTCTTTAGCTATAGCATCTATTTTACGGCCAATTTGCAGTATTGGTGCTTTCACATCTTTGCGGCTACTTTCTATTTCAGTAAGTATATGTTTTAATGCTGCTTGTGCTGTAGCAGCAGCGTTAGCATCAAACACATCATCAACAGCAACAATATTACCGGCATCCAATAAAGCATGGTTTCTAAGCGAATATGCATCTTCTGCTATAACAACCTCAGCATTATCCATTACGGGTTTACTTATTAAGTTACTCATTTAGCAATGGCCTTTCTAAACGAATCAAAGTGCATTTCCATGCGCTGCATCAATCCATCTGGCAAATCGCGCCATGTCTGATCTAAATCTAAGTCAATATTGCCTTTTTTAGTCCAGTAAACGTTTACCGCATACTCCATATCGTTATCTTTAATTAGACTTTCCAAGTGCGGCCGTTGCACTGCTTTGGCTTCTACAACCTCAGCTTCTACGGCTATTGCTTTAACAGTAGGTTTTTGTGCCGGCTTAACTTCTGTTGCTTTATCAACATCAATTTCTTCTGGCACGTAAACGCCCTGCACAATCTCCGGTGCTATTGCTCTTAGTGTTTCACTAACGCATCTTGCACGCAGCATTGCGGCCGGTGTTTTATCCCATGCCGACCCGGAGCGCACTAAACCTGCACGCTTGGCATCATCCATGCTAAAACTTGCATCAAATTTTGAGCCTTCAAACTCAAAAACTGCAGCCTGTATGCTTTCGTTTTTAAGATCAGCCCAAATAACTTTGCCGCCTGCACGCCTAAAATCGGCTAACATGGCATCTGCACGCTTGGTTAATTTGCCTTTTACTAGATGGTAATTTTTAGCCATTTCCAATGGCGGTTTGTTTTCAGCTATGCATTGAAGCGCAAACACAATGCCGGCCTCTTTACTCTCGCATCCAAACATACCACTACGGCAGATGGCGTTGCCAAACATTTCCAAACCGGCAGCATCGTTAATTTTGTCATATGCTACAATCTGATTCATCGGCCACCTCCCTGCTCATCTACTACAATGTTTACCTGTGGTGCGCTGTGCTTGTTTTTAAAAACCTGCAGTTTAAAAACTCTTACGCCTTTATCCTGCAAACTTGCTAGTATTGCTTCTATAGCTATTTCGGCTTCTGCCTTAATTGCTTTTATATCGTTATTCATTATTTATATATTATGGCCGTAGGCCTATTATTATTACGCAGCATTCGTGCTACATTTGGTGTTAAAAAGCTACGGCCGCCACTTGGCAACTATTGTGCAAGGATATTTTGCACTATATTTTTAACGCAATTCTGCACGCCACCGGCATCAAAAGTAAAATCTATTAGGCCATCCGGCAGTGGTTGCTCAGTCACATGCTCAAAAGTGTATTTAATGCCATCACGCTTCAACTGCACAACTTGGCCGCCTCGTTTTGATACCCAAGCTGCCTCGTTAGCAAACCGGCAATCATCAATTATAATAACTAATTCTTTTTTACGTTTAGCCTGTTTGTGCGCCCGGTCAATTTGCTTACCCATTGCAAATAACCAGATGTCACTATGCACCATTTGTCTGCCCCAATCAGTTCCTAATGTGCAAAGCATATCTCTAGCAGACGCATTAAGGCCATGCACCGGCTCTTCTTTAGCATTGTTTAAATGGTAATCACTAACGCCTAATGCTCTTAACATCTCACGAATTGGCTGCGCAAAGCTAAGTATTACTACATCATCACTTAATGCTGCTATAGCTTTTGCTATTGTTGTTTTGCCAACAGTTTTAGCACCATTAAGTGCAATTAATTTTCCGTATCTAGCCATTCGTCGCTATCGCTATCATCATCATCTTCCCACAAGTAGCTTGTTTGAAATTCTGTTTCTTCTTCAATCTCCCGGCTAGCCTCAGCAAACAATGCTTTGCCCACAATTTGATTTTTAAAACTGTAAAATATTTCACCATCCTCATCTAGTATTACAAAAGCAAAGTTATCAAAATGCTCACCTAACACGCTTTTGATGCGCTTAAATGCCTCTTGCTCTACAGTTTTCATACTGGATGATAAAACCTAGTTACTAGGCCTTTAGTTTTATGATACTCAAATGCGCTTGCGCCTTTTTGCGACCCAACAAAACCTGCACCGGTATGCCATGCATCTGTAGCGCACAATGCCTCCAGATACTCTACAACTAGGCCGCTTTGCTCATCTATAGTTACCGGTGCTATTACCTTTTTGTGGTGTATGTGGCCGCATTTTAAGTGCCGGTATTTGGTGCTGCCCCACTGTTGCGCAAACTCTGCTGCTATAATCATTGGCCACTTCTGTGCGGCTATCCTGTCACCATGCGACCATACTAACAAGTTATCGCCCCAAACCATATGTTTTCTTGGCGATGGTTCGCTGCATACAGTAATGTTACTGCAGTTGCTGTAATAGGCCTCTAACACCTTAGCTAGCCAAACCTCGCTATGCCAACTGTGGTTTCCTTCTAGCACCACTATCTCAACTTCTGCTGCCACTGTTGCAGCTATTTTTACAACGTCCCGGCATGCTGATATCAAATACTGCACAACCCGGTGATAACGTGTATCTACGTCTAACACATGGCCGCTTGCCTCTGTTTGGTTGCGCCTATTGTCGCTGTGCATCATATCACCGCCAAATACTAAAACACACTTAGCCGGCCGGTTTGCTCTATCTGCTAAACCTTGCGCTGCTTCTACCATGCGCTGCGCTGCAATATCGCAATTATAATCTGCGTCCCTTGTTTCTTTTTCGTCAGCATACATGCCTACATGCGCATCAAATAAATCTAACTCAAACAGTGTATCAGTTGTGTCAGTTTTGCGTGCTTTTCTGGCCGGTGCTATGCCCTTGCCTTTAACTTGATCGCATAACCCATCAACAATATCCTGCATGGCTTGAACCTGTGGATATAGCCTGCGCCATTCTTGAACCACTTCGCCATCGGCATTGTATTGAACTGTTCGCTTGCCAACTCCCAAATGGCCGGCACTTGGTGCTGGTGATTGCCAAGGAACATCACCTCTTGCTTCTAGCTTTTTGATTGTTCTAGTAACATATCTATTATCTACACCTAAGTTTCTAGCAGTCTCTCTGTAAGATTGCGTCTCCAAATAATCTTGGAGTATGTCTTGTTGTTTTTTTGTAGCCATAAATTATGGCACTTAATGAAATCCAAATGCTTTTTATTTTTTGCGTTTGTTGTGAAAATCAAACAAGACTTTCACCTTTTCAGTAAGTGCTTCTAAATTGTAATGCATTCTGGATAGCACAACGATCAGCGTAATAACGCCAATGCCGATAGGCCACAATGATGATATAATTTGCAAAACTTCATTCATTTAACTTGAGAACTGCCAAAGTAAAATCCCACTATTGCAAGCATTGCTTGTCTGACTTCTGGAAGCAAAACGAATCCTTCTAATGATTCCCAACCGCCTGCGCCCAATCCAATCAATTTGAAGAAGCCGCCCAACCCTTCTTTTTCAACTGTTACCGGTGTTGATGTCAGTGACAAAATGAATGGCGCGAGAATGACTGCAAACAATATGAACCCAACAAAGATTCTGCGCACCCAAACACCGCCACGCTGTGCGGCCTCGTTGGCTGATTGATCCGCAGAAACTTGCTTTTGAATCATCATTTCAAAGTTTCTTGATTGTGCTTCAGCTTGTGCCGCGATCATCTTCATGACAAATCCGCTGACACCACCACCCAACATTGCTATCAGTTCCAAACTCATAATTTTATTTTTTAATGAAGACGTAATAATACGCTGTTGATAAGGATGCCAAACCTGCGCAGAGATACATAAAAGCTTGTGCGCTGGTATTAAGATTAAATGCAGTCATTTCGCCTAAGAAGACTAAACCCCAAATTTTAAATTGTGTTACAATGTGATCTTCCATTAGACTAAATTTACCCAAGCTCCGTTCTCGTATCCTTGAAATTTGTTGAGTGAGCTGTTGTAAATAACCATTCCGTTGGCGGCTGTTAAAGAGTTTCTCGCTCCAGTTGTTAGCGATCCGAATTGAGTGTATCCAGACGATACTATGTTTCCAGTAATATCTACGCCCGCATCACTAACCTGTAGTCGTCTAAAGGAAGTTGCTCCTGTTGCTATCTCCAACTTCCTTCCGTTTATAACTTGAATAAATGCAGCATTGCCAGATGAGCCGCCATAGATACCTCCTCCATTGCTACCGACGTATCCTGTATTGATTTCATCTTCAATTTCGCCTACTCCTGCATCTCTTTTTAGTTTCAAGAGAGTTCCTGCGAAAGCTGTATTATCATCAGTATCTCCTGCGACGACGAGAGCGGTTTGATCTGTCGATGTAAATAATCCAGATCCGACGACTCTTAAAGCTTCATTAGGAATACCGCCTCCGCTCGTATGTCCTCCGACTACGTGCAAAGCGGAGACTGGATTATTCTGATTGATTCCGACTTTACCAATAGGAACTCCATCAGCTTTTTTAATAACCATTAAGTTACTAGGAGTCTCGTCGTAATCCCTAAAACGATGCTCTTTAGAATCGTATGTTATTGGCTGTGCTGTTCCTGTTGTAGTTCCTACAGACTGTATCTCATTTGTGATTAGTCGAGGAGCAGTTACGTCTCCTGTAAATGTAGGAGACTCGATATTCGCTTTGTCAGCGACATCCGCTAAAGTGTTCTGAGTTGCAGTATCTAGTTCAAGTGCAATGCTGCCAGATGTAGTAATTGGCGAACCACTTGAAGTTAGCCCTGTTCCACCTGTTACTGTAACTGATGTTACTGTTCCAAGTGAATTAGAATCCGTATTTAACCAAGCGGTTGTATCAGCATCCCAAACCCAAAATGTATCAGTTGTGCCGACAATGGCATACCATCCACTTTGACCGGTTGGATAAGCACTAGATAATGCTGCCGGTGTGGCAAAAAATCCTTTGTTGTTTGGAGAATTTTGCGCATCAACATAGGCAGTAGTTGCAATGCTTGTAGAATTATCTGCGGCATTTTTTGTTGGTGCTGTTGGGTTGCCAGTTAATGCGGGAGATGCCAATGGTGCTTTAGCATCTAATGCTGATTGCAAATCTGTTTGGCCACTTAATGTGCCAGTAATGTTTCCCCAAACTGCATAATTTTCTGGAGAGCCTAAATCAGTGAGCCAATTTGCGGCATTGAAATTGCCATTGGTGCTTGGATCGTTTGCAAAATTGTTTAAGTTGCTTGGCAAGGTATGCGCAGGCAAACTGTTTGGCGCAGCTACGGCCGGCAGCACCAATATTGGCACTTGGCAAATTACGTCATCATCTGCTTTGACTTCAAAAAATGCATCTTGCCCGGTTGCAATTAATTCCTGCACTCTAGCTGTGTTTGAGTTTAATTGACCGCTAAACTTGTTTGAACCAGTTGTCCAAGTGCTAGTATAGATTGCAGGTTGTTGGCTTATTTGGATAACCTGCTGCGCTCGTATTGTGCTGCTGCCAACTACGCTTGTGGCGGCTACAACCTCCGATTCCGGTGCTAGGTTAATACTTGTGCCGCCAAAAATCGTGCGTGCGCCTGCTGTGTCAAAAATTACCCGGTATGATCCGGCCGCCAACTTAGTAACTACTACAGTTGAACCATATGCACCTGTGCTGCCGTTAAGCGCATTTAAAGCATCCTGCACTGCTTGCCCGGATGCATTAGATGTAATTGGTGCTGTTGTTGCAGTGCCGGCCGTAAGCGTAAATGTGCCAGATGTTGCGCCCGCGCCTCTAGCTGAAACAGCAACAGCCAAAGAAACAGTTGCGTCACCACTCCTAGAATCATAGCCGCCATTTGAATTAACCAATGACAACTCAACATCTAAAGTTTCGCCCTCAACGATTTGTGGCAGCCGCACTACTTGTGTTGGTCTGTTTTTATTAGCAACCGCATTGGCGGTTAAATCCTTTAAATCTGTATTGATGTAAATCTTCGTTGCCATATTTAATATCTAGTCTGTTTTTTTAATTTTGGCAATACT